ATAGACTTTCTTGAGTCTCGTCTGGATCTTCACCACCATTCGTATCACTACCCCTAATGACAGATAATTTAATGTAATCGGAGTTTGTGGTGTCAAATCTCCAATAGAATTCTCTTGATCCACTACCAGTGCCAAATTTAACATGTCTACCGATGTCAAATCCACCAGTAGGACCAATACCACTACCACTACCTTGGATCTGTGTTCTCTGATAGTTGACTTGGTAATCAACCAAATCATCTGGCAGAATGTCAACAGGAAGATCTTTCTGTTGAGTATTTGTAGTGATATCACCTAAATTCTCATATTCAAGTTGATCATCATCACTAAAGGATCTATCCTTGTTCGTAGTGATGATTCTATCGAAGGTTAGATCTTCCGCATCGGAGAACTTACCACCTGATGTATTGAATACGAATCCGTAGTTTTCGGCATCAAATTTGGTGTCTGGATCCAGACTATAGTCATAAATGACACGAGTAGGCGCAACGCCTTTGACTTTCGCGACATTTTTAATGACAGCGATAAAGTCGTCTGGAAATAATGTACCGTTATATCCACTGAGGGTAAGAGTACCTGTAGCGTCCCAAGGATATCGGTTAAATTTGGCTGTCTCCCCTTTATCTGAAAGTTGAGCGAGTATACCAGATCCGACTGTAACAAATGTATTCGATTCGTTTGCTTGTCCGTATATGGACGGAGATGGTCCTGCGGCACCCAAGTCTGGGATGACAAGTCTTTCCAGACCTCCACCGATCTCAAAGAGGGTCCCAGACCCTCTCCAGGGGGTTACATACGATACTTCTGCAATATCTTCTATGCGGAATAGTCCAGAACCAGGAATAGCTGGAGAAATTAGTGGTAATGCGTTTCCACCAACATCAAACTTACCAAATGGTAAGACATCCGCTAGGTCTGTAATTAATCCAAAATACCAAGGATTGAAATTATCTACACCGCGATCATCGTCAGCAGTGTCTGAAATGTTGCCATAGTCAGCCGTACTCGTTACGGAAGTGGTTACCAAACCCTCATCTTCCGAAACGAATATATCTACCTTATTGGTATCGTAGACATAAACGGCCATAGTTTAATTCTTATCATTTGATGAAAAAGGGGACTGCCTTGATAATAAAGCAATCCCCACCATGACAAATATTCTATTTTATATATGAATCAGTCAAGTGCGACGTTCAGGGTGATTTTAATTTGGTCACCGTTGTTCTGAATGTTGTATGGACCATTCGTAAATCTCTCAGCGTACATGATGCTGGAGTACAGGGTCGCAGTATTCAGTCCAAGAACACCGTTGGATGTTGCGGTTAGAGACGGTGTGGTTACGAACTCGTCAGCGTTTTGTACGTCAAAGACGGTATAAACATTAGACTCAAGAGTCGTGTTACCTGTACCAGCAGCAACGTAAAGGATATCTCCTCTCTGAAGACCGTGATTGACAATAGCAATCTTACCGAAACTAAAGGTAACCGATGGGTCGGTTGCAACCTGAATGTTATCAATCAGTGGTTTGTCTAGATAGACAACTTGCAAGGCTCGGTCAAGACCAATAATTCTCGTACCAGTTTGGACACCTGCGTTACCAGCAACATACTGTCCAAGAGTTAGATCGTTGATGGAGACCTGTGGGTCAACAACAAAGAATCTATTACCAACAACTCCAATACATGGATCAGTGTTGTTACCCTTGGTGACGGTTGTTCCGATACCCACACTAGCTGCGTGGTTAACACCCTGTACAGATACAGGCATGTTGTTTGCTCTGGTTACATAATAACCGTAGATATTACCAGCAGGTCCAGTAAAGGTGAAAGTCTGTTCGGGATAGGTTGCGGTTGTACCACTACCAACGTTCTTAATAACCCAGCGAGATCCGTTTAGAAGAACACCGTACTGTGCGGTGTAGTCTTGATCGATTCTATTATCGACGCAGACGGGGTAACCAGTATTTGCAGTAGTTCCGTAACCATTAACGTTTCCGTCAATATATGGTTCAAAATATGCAGTCTGGGAAGGAACATCACCCTCAGCAGGGGTGGTGTTACTCGTAAATAATTTAAGAACGAGATTTCTTGGTGAGGTATCCTCCAAGTCTGCAACAAAGTTATTCTGAGCAATCAGATAACGGAGAGACTCAATTTCACCAATATTGGGAACTAGTAATGCCATCGAAAACAACTCCTCGTAAGGGTTAGACTTTAAGAACTATACTTATTTATAATTTTAATTTTAAAGAGATCAGCAACCTTCGCATGTTTGTTGAGCTGACTACCGAAAAATCTAATATATCACCAGCAACGATCGTCTTATCCCAATTATTTAGTACATCATCAATGTACTTGTTTTGAGATTGTAGTTGGACTAGTTGATTGTTAGTGATTGACGTAAATGTGGGAAAATCTTGGAAGTTAGATTTAGATACTTCTACAACAATATCTCCTGTTTGATCACTCAATACTTTGATTGATTCGATCGTTCCAGAAACATCTACGGTTACTTTGCCTTTGCTTCCTGGAGAGATATCAAGAGATCCACTGTCAATAACAAAATTAACAGATCTTGTTAGATCAGCAGTAGTTGCAAGAGCAATGATGAATACATCATCACCAACAACTGGTGCAACTGAGAAAATAAGTTGATCACCAGCAATGGTGAAATCTTCTCCTGGTTCCATAACCAGATTGTTTTTACAAACAATCAGTTGTTGGTCATTTAATGGATTATATGTATCGCCACTACTACTTAATGAGAAAGTAACGCCAATACCATTGAACTGACCATTAATGTCATCAATGATTAAATTGGTGTTCTGAGTTGACTTCGATGGAATTTCGTAGTCAACTCCAACTGAATATGATCCAGGACTATTTAAATTTACTAAGTAATCAGTCATGATACTCCAGGCAACACTAAAACATTTCCTGCGATAGGTCGAGTCTTATAATTGTTTGGGGAAATAAGTACCAGATCATACACGTATCTTCCTCCCTCCAAAGTTCCAGTGGAAGTTACCGCAAGGGCTACTTTTACGACTCCATTGATTCTATTTGGGAAAGAAATAACAAAATTCGTGTATTTTGTCGCATCTGGGTGTTTTCTAATCTTTGCTAGAGCAGAGTACCCAGTCAAGTTTAATGGCGAATTATTCGCATTCTTAATAGTAAAGGTTGCTTCAAAATCAACGTTTTGTTCAATGACTAAATTGACATTTCTAGCTGCCATTACACAAAAAGGAAGATTTTAGTTATTTATCCAATTTTTCCAGAAGGAGTTTCATCATGACCTTAAGTTCACTAACATCATTCTTTAACTCATCAATTTCCAATGATTTCTGAACCGCAATTTTCTTTTGTTTAATATACGATTCATATTCACCATCATTGCAATTTATCACTGCTCCAGTGTCCATATCTCTATAGAGAGAATGACTACTTTCAACTTTTCTTTTATCCATTAAATCGTAGCAATAACTCGTAGATCTTTCAATCTTGGAACATAAGCAAAGTTAGTTCCAGACATGCAAATTTTAATTTGGAATGCACTAAACTGTGGGATATTTGCGATATTAAATTCATATGGATTAAAATCTTCATATCCATCAGATGGGGGAACGAACTTGTCGGGTGACCCATCATTTTGGGTAGGATCGATAATCCCACCAGCAATATCTAGATTATTAAATCCAGGGAACAACTGGAATAGTTGATCTCCTTGTGGTGCGTCAACACGGAATGCTCTATAGAGAACTCTAATGTCATTTGTTTGATGTCTATATGCATCAAACATGACTTTCAGTCCATCCGCAGCCTTATCCAAGTTAATAACTTCAGTCAAGTAAATTGCAGCATTTGGATCATTATCAGTAGAATTTACTCGTCTGTCAGTAGCATAATTTTTGACTTTACTATTAAGTCTATTCATAATAAAAATAGCAGCACACCTGTCCAAATCAATTTGTGGAGCAACGGCAGTGTCTTCCGTATTGAGAGTAATTTCTATTGCAAACGATTTTCTTCCAGGATAATTCTCCAATCTAGTCAATTCATTTACCTTAGATGCGATAATTCTAGGTGTAGTAAATTCATTATCACCTTCCAAGGAAATATTTTCAAATCCTTGATCGATATATGCTCCCAGGTTTCCATCTGGACTATCTCCACTGAATGTCCTACAAGATGCAGAAACACTGGTTCCATCTGGTTGCATGATAGTGAAGTTTGGTCGCATTATATTAAATGCAATGTTCTGGGTAGCTCTTGGAACATTACCAGAACCAGTATTAGTACCTTGAGTAAGGTAAGATCCAGCAGATTTAGTTTGATTCCAAAATAGTTCTGGCAATCCAGTAGCATTTCCAGGACTTCTATCAACACCCCTACTTGAGATACCAACTTTTAACCAATAAGAATCAACGTCAATGGGATACTTAGTCAAGTTTACCTGACCAAGACTATGTAAAGTATTGATTCTCCTTAATGAAATACCATTAAGTTCATACTTGAAGAGTAGATCATCTACAGAATAATTTCCAGCAGTAGTATCATCGATAGCTCTAGTAATACCAGTAACTGCACTTGTGGTTGTAGTAACACCAGTATATTTGATAATCTCATCACCCAATTTCAAATATCCAGGATTATTTGAGTCAACAGGAACATTCTCAAAACTAGTATAAACTCCTACATTAGTTACTGAGAGATTATCAGTTGAAGCAGAATCGTACTTGGCAGTGAGTTTCTCTGGTTTTACATCAGTTTCAATATTTGAAAGTGTAACCACATCCAATGGACTATACATTCCGTGACTACTGTGATTAATCCTGAATGACAACCCGTCACTTAGATTTTCAACATACTGGATAGAAGTTGCAGAAAGAGTTGATGTAGACCCAGCACCTGTTGTAAAAACAACCGCAGAGGATGGATCGACACTTGGAACACCTTGAACTCTGTCAACAACTAGTGTATTGAAGGCACTAATAATGCCCACTTCATTTTGAATCGAAAGTCTCAAATCATCACCAAATCCACCAGTATTAGATGGATTTACTGATAATACATCACCAACAGCATATCCAGTACCACCAGCAGAAACAGTAGCGGAAGTTACTGAATTAGATGCAATAACAAGGGTTGCTTTTGCACCAGATCCACTTCCAGTCAAACTGATTAAGGGAACATCAGTATATGTCGGAGTTCCATTTGCAAATCCAGCACCCGCAGATGTTAGATCTAGAACACTTCCAATACCAACAGCACCAAGAACCGTGACAAGGTTTGCAGAGAAGTTTGCATTGTTTTCTTGACCAATAGTTGTACCAGAAAGAAGACCATTAACTTCATTAGAAGTCAAACTCTTACCAAGACCAATAATAGTATTTTTACCCAACATACTAAGCGGGTTATTACTCAATGTGACAATCTGTTTGTTGCCAATATCTAGATCAGGATTATAGAATTTAACTGTACCACTAGTGGAACTGAATTTGGCC